TTCAGTAAGGCCAAGGTTGGTTGGCTTGAACTGAGCCTTGTAGAGGTTGTCGTCGATAGCCTTACGGGTGATCGCGTAGCCAAGTGCAATTTCGTTATGCTCTTGGTTGTACACGTAACGCTCACCAGCAGCGTTATCAAACTGCGTGTTACCGCCTTCTTGCTTCAACTGAGCAAGACCAAGGTAACGCATTTCAGCGGTGCGTTCCAAAGCCATGTTCGACTTGGTGATTTCGAACACCTTGTCGTACTGGGATGGAATTTGCGAATACTTACCTTCAACTCCACGGAGGCCGGGGAGGAGAAGGTCACGAATCTGACTGAGATTAATAGCCATTTGAACTTACTCCTATTACGACCCAGCCGTCAGACGGAAGGACTGGTTGTTGAAAGCAACGATGATACGGTTATACGCAGTCGTCGTATCCGTGCCGTTTGCGCCGGGAGGTGCAGTGACAAGCGAAAGAATACGGAAAGCATACGTCGTAGACGTGCTAATGTTGGCTTGGTTAGCATATGCAGTCGACTGACCAGTCAAAAGCTGGTAAGCGGCTGGCGATGCAGGTGAGTTACCAGCGTAGTCAATGTTTGAGTTGACTTGAGCCTGAGTAACCGCTGCGGAACCAGAAGACTGAACGTTAAACGTAGCCTGTGGGTCGACAATTACATAAGCATTGATAACCGTTCCCGATGGGACAGTCGTGCTGGCGGGCCAGTAAGGCGACCAAACAACGCGGTTAACCGATGAATTGTAATATTCGCAACCAATAAATACGCCAAGAACGGCAGTCGTGCCAGCAGCGCCAGCAATTACATAGCCGCCCGAAAGCTGTACGGGGTCGCCAGAGAAGATGTTTGAAGAATAAGCAGATTGAATCTGATACGTCGACTGTCCAAGGGAACCAGTACGCCCGTCCAAAAATCCTGCAAGTACGAAACCATTGGGCGCAGAAGTGTTCGCCATAGGTCGCTCCTTTTCGGTAGGATAAAATCAGACGGCGCGTCTGCATGTATCCAACGAGGGGAAGCCCACTACGGCGCGTAATGGAGTTATAACTTTTCCTATAACACCGTATTAAATACTATGCAATAGGGGAAAAGGGGGCCGAAGCCCCCTTTTTATTAAGTACGTGGAATTTGCATTGGCTCGTAGGACTTTTTAATCCCTGTTTGCTTACGGTCACGTTCAAAAGTACCAGCAGGGGCGATGCCCAATGCTTTTTCCTTTTGGTTAACCAGTTCACGGGCGGTAGAAAGTTCACGATTCTGAGCAATCGTGGTAATTTCCTTGGGGCGCTCCATAAGAATCATGCCCTTTTTACGGATTGCACCGTTATGACCAATAGGCATCATGTCCGGATGACGGCGGGTATCTACTGGTTCCCAGCCACCGGAACGCATTTCAAGCATATTCTGCTCATCTGTCATGCCAGCGATGGATTCCCGCTTCCAATTGTAATCCCAACCTTCAGGAATCTTTCGTGGATCAATGTAAAACTCATCGTACATTGATGGGTCCATTGAATCGTCGTTCATTCTGGCCCGCAACTCTTCAGCACGAAGCGCAGCTTCACGTAAACCACGGGTAACTGGGGCTACACCCAACTCTGGGGCATCATTCTGGCGTAATTCGGTCATGTTTTCTTCCATTTGTTCTGTAATTGGGGTTTTAGCTGGCCGTCCGGGGCCGCGTTTAACTGCTTCTGACATGGATTACCTCACAACATATTCTTTTGTTGGTAATACAGCTTGCCTTCAAGGTATTCCTCGTCAGTCATGTCCATATCACGGGCTGATTGGCGTTCTGCTGGCGTCAAAGTCATGGTAACTTGCTGTCCTTGACGGAAAGTTTGTGCAGAATTGGACCGCGAAACAGGTGCAGCCGCCATAGCTTGGCGTTGACGGGGTTGTTGTACAGACTGTTGTACAGGTTCGTTGCCATAAACTTTGCTTTCAATGTGTGCAAAGTACTCTGGGGTGTCTGGTTGGATGTTTAATGCATCCGCTTCGTAATGTGCGGCGGTCATAAGCTTTGTTTTGACCGGATCAGCAAGCACATCACGGTGTGAACGCAACCAAGCTTGTGAAGTTGGGCTTCTAACCGCCTGAATCTGTGCTTCAATTGGGTCAGTTGGCTGTTCTTCAAACCGTGGTTGGGGCTGTTGGCGTTGCTGTTGAAGCATTTGGCGTTCATATGCCAATTTTTCTTCAACAGCTTCTTTCCCCTGCGCCAATTGCATCAATCTGGATTCAGTTTGAGCCATTTGACGCTGTATTTTGGCGGCTTTTGAATAATCACCTTCCGCCAAAGTGTTAGCATAATCACGTTCCAACATCTCTGCGTCACGTTCAAAGCTTGCAATTGCGTTAACAAAAGCTGTTAACTGGTTGTCTTGAGCCTGAACTTGATACGTTTTTACTTCTTGTTGGGCTTTGTGGGCATTTCTTTCCGCCTCAACCTTTTGACGGCGGATTTCTTCTGCTTCACGTTGTTTTTCGCTTAACTGGCGGCGTAAAAGTTCTACGCCGTTGTCTTCTTTTGCCGTTTCAATCTGTGGTTCTGGTTGTTTTTCAACGTTACCAAGGTCAAAATCTGCCATTTGCGGCACATTTGGTGCGGTTACCGTAACTTCTGCGGCTTCTAAATCTGACATGTTTTACTCCTCAGAACGCCATATCTGGCTCTGGAATGACCATTTTAATTTGAACATCTTGAATTACGTGGCAAAGAACGCCGTTAATGTTCAACTTCCAACCGTCGGACGAACGAAGCACAATCCAATCGCCTTCGTTTACATCTTGTCCGGCAAAGCCAGTTTTGTCGTCATCCACAAACGCAATTGGACCTTTTTTCAAAACAAGAACTACCTTGCCTTGATACTCGTCTTCTTTGCGGATGCCATCTGATAAATAAAGCCCGGAGGCTGTGCGTTCTGGCCTTTTATATACGGCACAGAGTATATTGTTATGATATACGCGAATGCCACTAATATCACCTATGGCATTTTTTAACTCCGCTGCGGGGTCTGCCGCATGGAGCATCTTCATAGTAGCGGTCTTCATTTTATCTGCCTTTTCTATCAATGCCGACGATGTCATCCATCGTCTCTTTCGCCCAGATAAGTGCGTCGGATAATCCTTTTAGATACCCAACGCGATTCTTATAGTCCTCGTAAGTTTGTGCAGAACCATTTAAGAGGCTTTCCGAATGGTTCTGCCTTTCTTCTTCAATGCGCTCCTCCAATTTGCGGTAGAGGAGCAGGTCAAGTGACGCCATAGAACTCCTTATTCAGTTCCGTTTGCAGTAGGCCACTTTTTCTTTTCCAAACGACCAAGTCCAGACCCGGAACCGTAATCTTTTTCTTGATATTTTGGCATTCCCTGACCTACGCGACCGCCTGATTTGCGGGGCATAGGAGGTCCACCAGCGCCGCCACGGGCAGCAAGAGCCGCCATTAGCTGCGGAGGAAGTTGTGGTGCGCCACCTGCTGGTGGCATGCCACCTGCTGGCGGCATTGGAGGCATCTGTGGTGGTACAGGCGGCATCATTGGTGGGACAGGAGGCTGACCCATTCCAACGCCAGCGCCCAATACGCCTTGGCCTTGTCCGCCAGACTGCGGAGAAATGATGATGTTGACATTGGTTTTACCCTTTGTGCGTCCACCAGTTGCGCGGTGTGCGCGACCACCTTTATTCATTTCTTCATCATTTGTTGCCGGAATATTAGCATTGCCCGACAACTTATCAGCCGCCATACGAATACCGCGTTGACGTTTATTCATAGTCCGTTCGGTGTCCATTATATCGGCGGGTGAATATGGCCGCGATGAAGAACCGTACATTTTTGATTTTAGATTGCTTAAAAGTTGTTGGTCTTTGTATTTTTTATTAGCAGCAAGATTTTCACGGGCTGCATCCATGTAACGGCTCATTGCGCCACCGCCCATTTTGTGGGCGCGTTCAGCCATGCCACCGCTGCACATATGGCAACCGCAACCCTTAGCATGGGCGCGACCGCCTTTTTTCATACCGTCAGAACCGCGCATTTCATCAGATGTGCGGCCTAATTCGTATTTTGTGTTTTCCAAATTTTCATTGGAATCTTGCAATTTGCGGTTCATCAACCGGCCAGCACGTTCAATGCCTTGCATACGGTTGCCCATTTTACGGGTAAAATCCCGTTCAACGTCAGTTTCCGCCTGTGGGCGACCAGTTTTTGCACCAACAGAACTACGCATTGATTCTGCGCTGCCCTTAGCTTTAGAAATTCTAGCAAGGCTAGGGCCAGCTTCTGCTAAATAACGGCTCATTGCACCGCCGCCCATTTTGTGCGGACGTTCTTTAAAAGCATCTTGTTTAAGAACTTTGTGCATTAATTTCTTGTCTTGTGCTTCGTCCGTATGTTTTGCAGCGCCGCCAGATTTGCGGGGGATATAATTGTCCGAAGCAAGATTAGGCATACCAGACATTTTAGGCAAAGCCATTTTGCCTGACATGCCAGCACCTTTTTTCTTGTAAGCTATTGCGGCAGCTTGTTTTTTGCCAATTTGACCACCACGGGCCATTGGCGGTTTAGGCTCATACCCATAAGCTTCTTTTGGCGTAATTTGTTGACCAGTCTGAACATTGGTCATGCCGCCCATAGGGTTTACAGGAGGGCGCTGCATTGGACGCCGTGGAGGCATTGGAATTTTGTCCGCAGGACGTACAGGAGGCAACGGAACGCCACCGCCGTCATCCCGTTTGCGGCGGGAAGATTTGCCTAAATTTTTATGCGCCTTTTCACCCGTAACATGGGCGACTTTGCCGCCACGTTTAAACCGTGATGGCGTAATAGGCATTTTGCCAGCATTGCCGCTATTCAATCCTTCAAAAGGAGAACCGCCGCGTTCGTCCGTAAACGACTTGCTGCCATCTTCTAATTTAAGGCCCATGCGCTGCATTTTTGCGGCGGATGCGGCTTTTGCTTCTTTCTTGTATTCACTCATTTTAAACTCCTGCTGCGTCCAGCATTAAACGTTAGGATTTCTAACTAAATTTTGGATATCCGGTTTAATAAACTGTTCAGCCGTAGAGGCGCTTTCCGGGTGAACTGCAATTTCACGGGCCAGTTGCAACATGGCAATCCGTTCTTTGCTTTCTCTGTCAGCACTTCGGTTCTGAGCGTCAGCCTGAGTGTCAACTTCTTTGACTTTAACTTCAGCCATTTTGGCTTGGGAGTCAATCATTTTTGCCTGTGCCATAATCATTGCGGGGTCTGGCGGTGGCGGCATTGGAGGTGCAGGTGGGACAAACAAGTCCATTGCATCTTCAATACCAAGCATCGTCAAAATACGCTCATCAACCTTTTTGGGATCGTAAAGCGTTGGATTTTGCGATTGCAATTGTTTAATTGCCATTGCTTTTTGAATACGCACAGCATGGGACGGCGTATTAGGATCAGCAACGGGAACTAAATTAATGTTATCCAAGGCCGTTGTTAATGTTTCTGGCGTCCATTGGTAAGCTGGATATTTGTTATTTTCCCAAAAGGCTTCTGGGCATTCTTTAAACAAATCTTTAAGCAGTTGAAATTCACGGGCTTGAGCCGCATGCATCCGTTTGTGAACGGCGGAAATTACTTTCTGCGCCTGTTCAATAAGCGCAATAGTCGTGCCTACAGGGGCCTCTGCATTGCCTTCGCCTACGTTAGTTTCCGACGTAGACGCCATACGCTGGCCGCTGGTTTCAATCAATTGAAGCAAGTTAAGGAACTGACCGTCAACGCTGCGGTAAGGCAATGGCATAACTGCCGATTGAATAGGTCCGCCAGCCGTGTCAATAGGCATACCGCCGCCGGGAGGAACCCGAAACTCATTGGTATTCTGCCGCCCAGCTTGTTTTGCGTACAAGAATCCGGGGAAGTTGGCAAACATTCCGTTATCGATGCACAACCGCCAGCCAGCGGTTAGCGCCATCGTCGTGTTACCCACAAGATGTAAAAGGCCCAAACCGTAGAAACCAAAGCCGGGTACGAAGATATAATCAACAAACACTTGCCGACGCAGACACTGCTCATCATCTTCTTTCCACCACCGACGGATTTCTAAGATTTCAGAGGATGTTTTATCAATGGTGACGCGGTAAGGAAGTTGAAGGCCCGTTGGCCCCTCATCGTCCTCATGCTCATAGCCCGGCAAATCTAATTCGCAATAGCACTCATAAATTTCACGGGGCTGATTGTCTGTATTAGATATATTACGGGGGATAACGCCCATCATTTGTTCTAATTTGTCTTCAACCACATTGTTTTTAGGCGGTTGAGCCGATGACAATGGCACATTCCTGTACATTCCTACCAATTGCAACCGTTTCAGGGTGCTTGGAGACATCTTAATGACGTGGGTAATGCGTTGCGCTGTAGCTACAGTTGTTTCGGCATTGGAAACAATAATTTCAGGAATGCTAACAAATTCCGACACCGGGCGGCGGCGGATTGGGCAATAATATACTTTCTTAAAAGCAGTCCCGCCAAAACCCAACGCAAAAAACATACGTTCCGTGTCAGGATAATATTCAGATGCCGTGACTGTAAGATAGTGGTTAAAGTCTTTTTCTAATGCTTCTGCCTGAGCATTGATATTGGCGCTGTCCAAACCATCATTGCGGATTTTTACAGGCCCGCCAGATGGAAGCAACTCACCACGGGCGTTAGCTTGGAACCGTACAATAGATTCCAAAAGGAGTGGGTGACGGACTGTTGCTTGTCCTTCAACAGCCGTCGACCCGTCCGTCGCATTAGAACGCGGCGTTTCAATTTTAGTTCCTAATAAATCCAAGCCCATAACATATTGCTGAAGCAATTCTTGGCGGGATTCGTTGTCTTGTTCAATTAAACGGACAAGTTCACTGGCAATTTGGCCCAAGGAACTATTGTCCAAGTTCATCGCTAAGTTTTCATGGAAATCGCCATTTTCTTCGTCGGTTTTTTGCTGACCGCCAAAAGAAATGGTCACAGAACCGTCTGGTAATTCAACTTTTACATACGGAGATTTAGGATTAACCTCTACTTCCGCATCTCCATCAGCGGTCATATCCATGTCTAATGCGTCAAATTCGTCATATGAATTTCCCAAAACGGGAACCTGACGAATGTTCATAGGTGCTAATGGCATGGGTTACACCGGGTACAATTGTTGATTACGACTTGGCTTGTATAGCATACCTTCTGTGCGTTCCGCTACTATCTCCACGGGTTTTTGTGCAAAACCTATGAGTCTTAAATGAGTTAGTGCTTGGGTCATGCTGTCGACCAAGTCATCATGGGCGGCTTTGGGGAACGCTTCAGTCTGGCTAATAACCATTTCCGCCCATTCCATATCGGGGGCGTAGATCATGCCTTCTGAAAACAAATGCTGAATAGCATAAGCACGGGCCACCTTGTCTCCACGGCCCGGATCAACAAGCTGAATGCCCCAATCTTCACGGGAAAAGTGGGTTCTAAGTTCTTGTGCAACCGATATACCAGCCGCTTTGGACTCAATTAAAAGCTTGTCTACTTTGAACTCGTTACATTCTTTAATAACTTTTAGCACCAGTTTAGGAAATTCTAACCGTTCCTGCCAAGCATGGATAAGCATAATGCGGCGGTTATCTTGGCGGTCGGTCCAGACGCCCCAAACGGTCATGGCGCTATAGTCGTTTTCCTGTTTGGTGGTGTAGGCCGTATCAAGGGAGGCAATAACGTATTCAAATGGTGGGAATACATTCTTGGGCATGCCTTCCCGCCCAGAAACGGTTTCATCCCACAGCACCCACCAGTCACGTTTAATAATACCACCGCCTTTAGGACGGGGGCGTTGCTGCAACTGACCAGCGGCGGCAAACGGGCCAAGGGCAGCTTCAAGGGATGCAACTTCTGCTTCCCCAAACCGCTCAGGAACCAACAGTTCTCCGTCTACGCGGTCATCCACAAACCATTGCGTAATGCATTGGCGGTCTGGCTCAAACCGCATTGGAAGGCACAAATGCGTCCATTCGCCCCGGTCTTTGGACAAAACATGGCCCGTAAGGTCGGATTCATGCAGCCGCTGCATAATAACAATGTATGCACCTGTTTTGGGATCGTTAAGACGGGTAGACATGGATTGATCCCACCAATCCAGCGTACCTTGGCGGACCAGATCGGATTCTACTTCATTGGCGTTGTGCGGGTCGTCGACCACAATAATAGAGCCACCTTCACCCGTCAAAGCGCCGTCAACCGATGTGGCAAGGCGGTAACCGCCTTTGTCATTATCAAATCGGACTTTGGTGTTTTGGTCCGATGTAATCTTCATATGGCGGCCCCAATAAGATTGGTAGAAAGGGGATTCTATCAATCGGCGGGTCTTGATGCTGTCGCGGATAGACAGGGATTGGGCATATGAGGCAAAAAGAAACTGCACATGTGGACCAGACAATGGTCCAGTTTGTGATTGCGCCCATGTCCAAGCCGGGAAGCAAACAGACACCATAGATGATTTGGATGTACGGGGCGGGACGTTAATGACCAGTCGGCGGATTTCTCCACGGGCAACCGCCTGAAGGTGTTCAGCTATAGCTTCGAGATGCCAACCGTATTTGTAAGGGTTAGGGTCAATATATTTCCAAGCACCCTCAACAAACTGGACCATGTCCTCTTCCATGTCCAGCCTGTCCAATTCCCGAAGGGCGTCCTCTGGGTATTGTTTGATGGCATGTTCAAGGTGAGCCGCCCGGAAAGCATCAGTCATCTTCTAATACTTCACCCTCAATGGTCAGGGGTTGCGGCTGTACTTTTTGCAAAAGGTTTTCCCGCAAAGCCGCCCGCTCCTCATAGGTTAGGCTACCAAAATCGAATACAATGTTAGGACGATTGTCTTTGGGGTCTTCTTTTTCCCGCCAGCCCATACGGGATTTGGCAATAAACATGGCGGCTGGCATGGCTGCGGGAGAATCTTTCATCGCTTGCTGGTAGATATTTTCCGCTACCAAAGCATCCGCAATTTCTTTGCCGCATTTCAACTCATGTGCGTATTTGCTCTTAAGGTGGGAAGCACTGACACCCATAATATCCGCTATCTCAGGTATTGTTTTACCTTGTTTAGCTAGGCCCATAATGGCTTTACGGACCAATTCCGTGTCATCAATCTTATGTTTCCGCTTAGGTTCGTCGGCCCCTTTACGGTTGTCATAGGTTGTTCTTGGCATAAAAAATCCCCAACTTTGTCTTGTATATATACTAAAAGTTGAATATAATGCAAGTCCCTGAAACGCTTTCAGAAAGGTACTTCCATGCGTGAAGAATATCCAAAAATTGTTGGGCTAAAAGCATTACGTCAAGAAATTTCATATGATCCGTGGTCTGTAGCAAACAAAGTTGCCGTACAACGTAATTGGTTTTGGCGGTTATTAAACTGGATCAGTGGGCGCGCAGACCTTGCAAAAACCGTTATTAAGCTTCGGGAACAAATCATAAACATGGAAACCGTCAGGCTTGGCGGGTTACGGGAAAGCGACCAAGCGGGGGCGCTGGGGTTACAACTATACGCCGAAAACGAAACCCTTAGAAAGCAAGTTGAAGATTTAACTAATTTGCTTGATAATCCAATAAAATATGAGGAAACAGTTGCCTTTTTTCGGGATCAGCGGGACACTGCGGTTAGGGAAA